TTTAGCTGGTATAGGTCATTCTGATAAAATTGTCGAAATAAGAGATAAAGAATATACTGATGCATCAGTTGATGAAGAGGACCTAGAAGACGAACTTGAAGATATAAATGAAGTTGATAACATTCATGCCTTCAAGAAAAAACATATGTACACAGATGATTATGATGGAAGACCTTCAGACACCGAAAAGTAATATTTTTGTTTTAGGTAATGGTGAGTCCAGAGATGGTATCGAACTAAAACAATTTAAACAATGGGGTAAAATCTATGGGTGTAATGCACTTTATAGAGATTTCAAACCAGATGGATTAATATCAACAGATTGGGCAATGATGCATGAGATATATTCATCTGGTTATTGTAAAGAAAATAAATGTTACTTTAGACAATGGAAAATACTTCCTGAACAATTTTATGAGATGTTACAATATACTGGATTAGAACAATCAAGTATGGAACAATTAAACGAACAACTCAAAAAATTAGATTTAGATACAGTAGATAAGTTTCTACATCAAAATGAAAAAGGTAATCGTACCTCTTTAGTGTGTCATGGTATAGACCCAGAAAGATTTAAAGATACAATATTAGAAGTTCTATCAACATTTAAAGGATTACCAAAAGGTGATGTTAGACAAAAACTAGGTAATGCAGGTTTATGGATTACATGGGTTGATGAGTTTGATAAAGTAAAAGATTTAGACCAATTCTTTGATGGTGAATTCAGAGGTTGGAGTTCTGGTCCGACAGCAGTAAGAGTTGGTATTGAAGAGAATAAATCTTTTACTACACAAGTTTTTTTACTAGGATTTGATATGACAAGAGAAGGTCTTGTTAATAATGTTTACAAAGATACTGATTGTTATATATCAAGTGATTGTAAATATGTTAGTCCTACAAATTGGATAGAGCAACACACGGATAATTTTAAGAGTTATCCTAAAATAAAGTTTTACAGAGTCATAGATGACAAGTCTGAAATAGAAGAATGGTCTCAATATGACAATGTGAAAACAATTAGTTATGGACAAATGTTTGGCCATCTGGTTCAACCAGGTTGTAAATTTAGTTCAATCTAGTTGTATAAATAATACTATATTATGATTAAGTGAAGATAAAATAGCATATAATAGCATACGGAGAAAATATATGTCATTAGATACACTCAAAAAGTCTAATTCTTTAGACAAAATATTGGCTGCAGTTGAAAAAGAATCTGCACCAGTAGAAAAACAATCATATGTAGATGAAAGACTCTGGAAACCAGAACTAGATAAATCTGGTAATGGTTATGCAATCATTAGATTTCTACCTGCACCTGATGGTGAAGAAATGCCATGGGTAAAGTTATGGAATCATGCATTTCAAGGTCCAACTGGTAAATGGTATATTGAGAATTCACTCACTACACTAAATCAGAAAGACCCAGTTTCAGAGTATAATAGTAAGTTGTGGAACTCTGGTGTTGAAAGCGATAAAGAAATCGCTAGAAAACAAAAGAGAAAACTACAATACTACTCAAACATTTATGTAGTTTCTGACCCGAAGCATCCTGAAAATGAAGGTAAAGTTTTCTTATTCAGATATGGTAAGAAGATTTACGAGAAAGTGATGGAAGCTTTACAGCCTCAATTTGAAGATGAAACTCCTGTGAATCCATTTGATTTTTGGGAAGGTGCAAACTTTAAATTGAAAATCAGAAAGGTTGACGGCTATTGGAATTACGACAAGTCGGAGTTTGATAGTGCATCAAAGTTAAATGAAGATGATTCTGAACTAGACAAGATATGGAAATCAGAATATTCGCTAAAAGATTTTTTAGCTGCATCTAATTTTAAGACTTATGATGAACTTAAAAATAGACTTGACGATGTTCTTACTGGTAGTCAATCAACATCTGGTTCTGCAGAGAATGTAGAACTTGATGATACTCCAGAAGTTGATGTTGAAGACAAACAATATGTAGATAATGTTGTCAAAACAACTTCTACTGAAAGTGACGATAGTTTGGATTACTTTCAGAAACTAGCAAAAGAAGCCTAAAACTTCTTTTTGTTTCTCCTTATTGTGAAAGCGTGGCATTTTATGTCACGCTTTTTTTATATAAATAGTAGTAGGAGAGGCATATGGTAGACCCAATTTCAGCTTTTGGTATGGCAACGGCAGCTTTCAATGCAATTAAAAAAGGTTTTGAAGTCGGTCGAAGCGTAGAAACTATGTACGGTGACATAGGTCGCTGGATGAGCTCGTGTGAAAAAATCAATACAGAAGCAAAAAGTGCAAAGACAAAAGGTATGAGTGTAGAAGAAGAAGCACTTGAGATATTTGCACATCAGAAAAAAGTAAAAGCGATGGAGGAAGAGTTAAGAACATTTATTAACTTATCTCATGGTCCTAACGCATGGAATGAAGTATTAAGAATTCAGGCAGACATTAGAAAGAAAAGAAGAGAAGCAATTTTGAGAGCAAAAAAAGAAAGAGAACAAATGATTATGTGGGTGTTGGTAGGTTTAGGTTCATTATGTTCACTATGGGTAGTGTTTTATGTAATTTGGAAAGCAATGGGAAACTAAAATGAAATTAGAAGATTTGCCACTCAAGTTGATGAGAAGTCATTGGTTTTGGATATACTTGTTAGTCATAATACTATTTGCATTATTAACCTTCATTGATTTCATAACAACAATATGAAAAAATTTAAATGGAACCGCTGGCCTAGACCTAAAAGTAAATTTTCACTACCTTATGTAAGTCCTGTCAGAATGTGGAAAAGTGAAGTCGTATTAGTAAGATATGAAGAGGTAGAAGGCCAGAAAGTTCCAGTCTATATGGTAAGAGGTATTGATACTAGAAAGTATGGGCAGCAAGACTTCTAAAATTATAATCTTGAGTTACAGGGTCTATTATTTGTTTTGACATTGTATTATTATTTTGTGTAGAATTATCGACAACAGCTGTTGAAACATTGTTTTGACCCATACCTGCAACTTTATTCTTTAACATTTGATTTTCCATAGCCATAGCATTCACACCTGCATCTAATAATCTATCTGCTTCTGCAGTAGTAAACTTTGACCTTTGACTTGCATCAACACCAAGTGAACCACCCGCGGCGAGTGTACCTGCTTTGATTTGTTTTGCAAACTCATCTTGATTTGCAGAACCATATGCTGCATCCATTAACTCTTGTTTTTGAGCCTTTAAACTTTCTCTTAATTCTTTTTGTGTTTCACTTTCTAATTTAAAATCTTTTGCTTTAGGTCCAGAAATAAAATCTTTTATATTTGCAAATACACTTTTTTGTAAAAAACTCTTTTTCTTTTTTTCATTTTGGTCTTCTATTACTGATGCACCTTGAGTATCTTGTGCACTTGTATCTGGTGGTGTAACTGTATCTTCACCAGCTTCATCGCCACCAAAACCTAAAAACTTTTTAAGTTTATCAGGTATAATACCTTTCAGAAAACTTGCAATCTTTCTAGGTATAAACAATATTACATCAGAAATAAACTTAAATGCTTTTAGTAAGCTTTCTTTTGTTTTATCATTTAATGAGAATTTTTCTTTTAAAAAGTTACCTATATTAGTAAACAAATTACTAAAAAATTCAAGTGGATTAAAACCTTTAATTGCAGCTGCAAACTTTTCAAACCCTAATTTTTCTGCAATAAAACCAAAAATATTTTGAAATAATCGAACTGGTGCAAGAAATATTTCTTGTGCTATAATTTTTATTCTTTCGAGAACTGTTTGACCTTCTGTAAATCTTGCTCTAATATTTTGAATTGCAGTGACAACAGCACCAAATGCAAGTAAAACAGCGGCACCTATTGCAATAAATGGTAAAGCTGCTGCAGCCATGGGTATGATAGATGCCATCAAGGTACTACCAATTAACATTAATTTACCACCTACAAAAATTAATGCAGTTTTCAGTAAACCTGCAGTGACCATCATGCCTTTCATAACAAAACTTGCACCACTTATAATACCACCTACACCAAACATATTTAATGCTAACAACCCAATCGCAGCTGATAATATACCAGCATTTTCTGTTAATATATCCATACCACTTTTTGATTCATCATTAATATCTCTAAACAAGTCCATTAATTTTTCACCAATAAATGCTGCAAATGGTTTGATAAAGTTCTCATATAACTTGATTAAAGCTGGTATAATAACATCAGTAATCGTTTTTTGTATTTCTAGAAATAGTGGACTATTTAATAACTCTGGTAATTTTTTTAAAAATAAAAATAAAAAACCACCAACAACAATACCTTTAAGAGCTGTAACTAAAGGTGCAAAGAAACCACCTACAGCATCTTTACCTTTTGAAAACCCTTTACCGATAACACCAGCTAGTCCTTTAAATTTATCACCTAGACCTTTTAGAAAATCTGCAAAACCTCTTCTCTGTTCACCCTTTTCTTCTTGACTTGGCATAAGACCTTTTATGCCTTCTTTTAATCCTTTAAATTTTTCACCGATAAAATTACTTGCCTTCTCTTCACCTCTTGCAATAGATTCACCTAAACCAAGAAGAACAGAAGTACCTTCATTATTAGTGGAAGTATTATCTTTCGCTAATCTGTTGGCTTCTTCTTGTTTTTCATTAAGAGCACTTAAATTTGCATTTACTTGAGCTAAATCTGACATTTATTTTTTTACCTGCATACTACTTTGTTTACTTTTTACATATGCTTCTTTACCAAAGAAAGCTGCTACGATAGCTGCAACTGATACAAAGTATGTTGCTGCCATATCACCAAGTATTTTACCTGCTGTTTCTAATCCAATCCAGTGAGAAAACACCACTGCAAACGGATATAACAACATACCAGCAAGTGCAAACCATGCCATCTTTCTTTGTGCATCTTCTTTTTTATCTTCATTTTCAAGCCTCATCATTCTTTCGTCCATTTCAAGCTCCTTATCAGTAATGACACCATCTCCGTCTAAATCATATTGGCTATATTTAGTACCATGTTGAAACTTTTTATTTTTGTTTCCGTTGTTGTTCTTTAAGTCGTTCATTTTCTTCCTTTATGTGTTGTTGTAGTAAATTCACATAAATATCTCTTTCCCATGGCATCATATTTTCAATATCATTTAAACTATACTTATGATGTTGCATCATTGCAAAAGTAGTTTTAAAGTAATTCTCTAAATTATTATGGGAAAGAGAAACTAAAAAAAACTTTGCAGACCCTCCAATGTTACATCAGACTCAACTTGAGTATGAGGGTTTTTAACTTTTACATCGTGTTTTAGTTTAGGCATTGTAACAAAAAACTTTTGTATATTACCAAACTGCTGTGAGTTTAAACTATTAATAAACTCTTCTGCTTCATCTTTAGTAAAATCTTCAATTATATTTTCACCTTCATATACACTTTCAATACAATTTGGTATGACTTTAAAAAGTTCATTCAAATTTTTCATATCAACAGTTGTAACATCTTTTAGTGTAGGGTATTTCATAACAACTTTTATATTATCGTTCACATTTACCACATTTTTATGTTCTTCAGTAAGGTGTACTTTTACATCATTTAAATTTATTTCTTTACTGACCATTGTTTTATTATCATCAGGACATTTTACATTTACCTTTACTGATTCACCTACTGATTTTGAACGAATATTTAAAAACAAATATTCTACATCAAAAATCGGTAGTTTTGTTACATCAATTTTATTAAAAGTACATTCCTTTACAATATCAATAACTGCGTTTATTACATTTGTATCATTACCAGTTTCAGCTGCAACCATTAATATCTTTTCTTCTTTTACAAGAAAGGGTCTATACTTAACAGGTTCTTCAATAGTTCTCAACTTCAATTCATAAGTTGGTGTATTAATTTTAGGTAAAGCCATAATTTCTCCTATTCATCTAATATTAAATCTGCAGCTGCTCTTGAACCAGCAATCACAGAAGGTTTCGCCCCTGCCTTTCCTAGTATGTCCGTAAGAATACCTTTTGGACTTACTAAATTATATTTACCTCTCGGTGTGCTTTTTAAATAATCTTCAATATTACCTGAAGGTTCAGCACCTATTCTTTCCCAATATCTGTATGCGAATGAAACAGTAAGTTTTTGCATTTCATTACTATTTCCAACATTTAAATCTTGAGAATTAATTGCTTTTGGGTAAACTTCAAAAAGTTTACAACCATAACTTGATTTCTTTTCTTGTGCACCACTAAATGTCACAAAGTTACCAGGTAAAGATGCACTTCTACCTTTTGATAATTGAAATACTTCTATTGTACCAACAAAATCATTATAGTATTCCATATTGTAAGTACCTGCATCATAAATTCTTTTTTGCCATTCTTCAAAGAATATCTTTTCTGACATATCAACATTACAAAAGAAAGTTCCTGTAACTGTTTCAAACTGTACTAAATTTTGTGGTATCTCTCTTGCCGGACCATATATGTTATCATCAGGTGCAGACAAAATAGTTCTACCTGGAAATTGAAAAGTTTCACATCTTAATGAAATATATCTTGAATTTTCATTGTTGAATATTTTTGGACATGCGATTGCAATCTCAAAACGATTAGTCATTGCTGGTTCTTGACCATACAATGAACTCTTAAATTGATTAATTGAAAATACCATTAAATTATTTTCCTACTGTCAGACCACACTCTACTTGTAGATGATTTTTTAAATCGTTGTACAGGTAACATTAATGCAGTCAAAAAATCTTCACTATCTATTCGTCTAAATCTACTTCTTACTTTACTATTTAAGTATTTTTTTAAAGTAGGTTTTACAATGTTTACATTTTTTAATTTATTATAACTTGTAATTATTCTCATATCATCATCAGGACCTCTGGCATCTCTTTCTAATCTATCTAATAATCTTGCTCTTAATGCATAAGGTAGATAATGAAAGTTGATACCTAAAAAACCACCAGGTATACCTCCTATAGGTAACACTAATGGAAACACATCATAATAAGGTAATTTATCTTTATACTTCGGGTCATAAACATACATATTTAATCTACCAAAGTTTACTCTACCAGTTAGTTTACCATCTCTTAACAATTCACTTTGAGATGGTGTACCTAATTCTCTGATACGATTTCTGTACCATTGAAATGGTTCTTCACCAGACTTTCTGGCTCGTATATCGTTAAAAATACTCATTACTATTATTTATACTTGGGCATCAAATGTTGTTCTGTAAGAATTAAAAAGTCCATACCACGGTCTTTACAATACTCTAACGCTGATTTCCACTTTGCTTCATTTCTACCCCATTCATAAACATCTTTTACATAAGATTTTGTTTTTTTCTTGGGCATAACCGGTGGTTTAGTATATTTTTCTGGTTTTATTTCAACAATCATTTTTTTTATATTACCATCTTTTCTTTTGACTTTGATGTAAAAATCTGGAAAATATCTGTGTATCTTACCATCAGTAGGTAAAAAATAAGGAATATAAATCTCTTCAGAACCCCATTGTAATATATTTGGGTTTTTATCACAATAGACCATAAATTTTCGTTCCCATAAACTTCTATAATAAATAGTAGTATAATTGCCCTTGTATTTTTTAGGGTTTGTAGGAACAAATCTACCAGTATAACTCATAGGAATATTTATATGAACTTTTCAAACAACTTTTTCTCAAGCGTATTGAGTAGTAAATTTGGTTCAATGTTTCAAGGTAGACAGGCTTTACCTACAAATAATTTATCAAACCCATTCTCACCTAACGATTCAGTTGCAGGTAATCACCCACAAAAAACAGTATTACAATATCCTTTAGACATTGGTGGTACACCTAATCAAGGACATTTTGTATTATTTAAGATAAAAAAACAACAACCAGGTGAATTAAAAAAGAATGGACAAGGTGGTGTTAAAACAAGTGCATCTGAAAATGCTGTTAATGGTGTCACAGGTGAAACAGTTTCATCTCAAGGTGGTGGTGGTGCAACTTCCTCATTTAATTTAAATAGTAATACTGGTAGAAGTAAAATGAAACCTTCTACACAAAATCAAGGTGAACAATTAACATTTAAAAGAGCACCAACAGTAGAAACTAATCAACTTATTGCATTATATATGCCGGCGACAGTAGAAGTACAATATCAATCAGCGTATGAAGATAAAGAAATAGGTGTTCTTGCAAAAGCTATTACTGCAGTTGGTGATGCCGAAAGTGGAAGAAAGGTAGATGAAGCTGGTAATCAATTAAAAGGTGAAGTAATACCTGAATTAACAAGAAACGCAATGGACGGTGCTGCTGGTGGTATGAAAGCAATTGAGTTTGCAAGGTCAGGTAAAGTTGTTACTAGTAGAATGGAATTGATTTTTAGTGGTGTGTCTAAAAGAGAATTTAATTATAGTTTTAAATTTTTACCAAAAAGTGTTGAAGAAGCAAATATGGTTTATGAAATCATACAAGTTTTTAAAAAACATATGTTACCAAGATTAGAAGGTGATGTAGGTACTTCTAGAACTTTTGTAACACCTGATGTATTTGAAATAGAATATCATTGGATAGGTGGTAAAGGTGCAAACGCATATTTGAATAAAATTTCAACCTGTGTATTACAAAATTTATCGGTAAAATATGGTGGTGGTAGATTTTCTGCACATACACCAACTAGTAGAGGACCAGATAATTTAGTAGGTTCTACACCACCAGTAGAGTCTGAAATTAGTTTGTCATTTAAAGAACTAGAAATAATTACACAAAACAATGTAGGTAGAGGATTTTAATGAGTTATTTTTCAAAGTTTCCTAAATTAGTTTATGATATCAAGGGTAATGGTAATGATGCGTTATTTACTCATATTTTAAAAAGAGTAAAATTACATTCTGCTGCTTCTGCAAATTCAAAAGTATTCGATTATTATCAAGTAGTAGAAGGTGAAAAACCAGAGGATATTGCACACAAATATTATGGTGATGCAAATTATCATTGGGTTATATTATTAGTAAATGATATTACAGATAGATATCATCAATGGCCAATGACAGTACCACAGTTTGAACAATTTGTCGCTGATAAGTATAGTAATCCAAATGGATTACATCATTATGAAATATCTCAAGACTCTGGTGAGTCAACAACTAAAATTAACATTGGTCAAGACAATACTGGTCACCCTACAGCAGACTCAATTAGTAATTATCAATATGAGGAAGCACAACAATTATTGTATAGTCAGATAAGACTTTTGAAAAGTGAGTTTTTGATACAGTTTGTAGAAGAGTTTGAAGACCTAGTGAACGAAGATACCGAGATTTAATGGTTCAATCAACAAAAATACAATATGCTGGTGAGTTTAATATTAAGAAGTGTGAACTTATCACTCACAGCGGAAACAAATTTGACTTAACACAAACTTTAGTAGAAGTAAATATCTACGAAAATTTGATGTCAAATAGTATCAATGCAAATATATCTTTTACTGACGATAAAGATGCAATTACATTTTTTCCAATAGTTGGTAACGAATATGTCAAACTAGAAATAGAAACACCTGAATCAACTAACTCTGCTTCAATCAATTTTAGAAAGCATGTTTTTGTTGTATATAAAATTTTACAAAAAGTTGATATACAACAAGCAAGTTTAATTTCATTATCATTAACAACAAATGAAATGTTTTCTAACCTTAGGAAAAGAGTATCACAAAGTTATACTGGTGCATATTCAGAAATGGTAGAAAAAATATTCAGAGATAAAAATTATCTGAATTCAAAAAAACAATTAAATTTAGAAGATACAGTAGGTGGTCATTCTCTTATAGTACCTAATATGCATCCATTCGCTGCAATTAATATGATTGCACAAAGGTCATTCTCAAAAAATAATACATCATCATATCTTTTTTATGAAACAACAAAATCATATAATTTTAGAACTTTAGAAAGTTTATTTGAACAAGGTTCTGTATTTTCTTTTGTTGTAGGTGAAGGTGGTGATTATCAAGATGGTAAAGTAAATCCTATGATGGCGAATCTTCATCAGGTAGAAAAGAATGAAATAATAAGTAATAATGATATATTAACTAACACCAAGTTGGGAATTTATTCATCAAAAATGATTGTTCATGATATATACAACAAAAACTTTAGTGTGAAAACATTTTCATACAAAGATGAGTTTGACAAAAAAGTTGATATCGAGAATCTTGGTGGAAGTAAAGGACACCCATTGTTTCCTGTAAACAGTATATTAGACGAAGATAATAATAAAATATCTGATTTTTCTGATGCCAATCTGACAGTACAATCAACATCTGCTGACGGCAACATTTTTGCCACTTCTACATATCCAAATCATAGAACACCCTATGGAAAAACAAATCCAAAAGAAGACATATTAAATAGGTTTTCAAAAATAGCACTTTTGAATAATGGTGTAAAACATTTTTTAGAAGTTGTGGGTAATACTGTGTTAGAAGTAGGTCAAATTATTACATTAAAAATTCCTAAAAACCAGACACATGAAAAATTTTATGATGAAAAATTATCTGGTAATTATATGATAACAGAACTACATCACTTCTTTTCAGAAGGTGGTGACAGAAAACATAGAATTGGCATGACAATAGTAAAAGATAGTATCAAAGATGGTTATCCAGATGCACTTCCTAAAATGCCTAAAGGTAGAGGAGCTACTAAAAAGTTATGATTGATTCACGAAAGGATATAAACATGCGTAATAAGAACTCAAAAAAATTAAGACAATTCAACTTTCAAAAACAAGAGAGAAGAGCAGCAACCATTACAGATATGAATAAATATATTGAGTTAAACAAAGAAACCACGAAGAGATTCTTAACGCAAACGGAAGAAAATGAAAAGTTACAAGCAATTAATTGAAGGGGTATACGACCCTAATATTTTCAAAGCGTTTTTTCTTGCTGGAGGACCAGGCAGTGGTAAGTCATTTGTTGTTAGACGAGCCACTGGTGGTCTTGGTTTAAAGATTGTGAACTCTGATACTGCATTTGAAAAATTACTTAAAGATGCAGACTTTAACATGGATTTTAGAGATATGAGTCCAGAAAAAAGTTTAGAAAGAGATGTAATAAGAAAAAAAGCAAAAGAAATTACAGATAGAATGCAAGGTAATTTTATCGCTGGTAGATTAGGTTTAATCATAGATGGTACTGGTGCAGAATATGATAAAATTAAATCACAGCAAGGTAGATTACAACAACTTGGTTACGATACTTATATGATATTTGTGAATACTTCACTAGATACTGCGATAGAAAGAAATAATGCGAGAAGTAGAAAATTACCTTTAGATATAGTCAAAACATATTGGAATAGAGTACAAGCGAATATAGGTAAGTTTCAGAATATGTTTGGTAGTACAAACTTTATTATTGTTGATAATGATAATGCAAAAGAAGATGTATTTAATAAAGTATTCAAAAGAGTTAGAAAACTAACAAAGAAAAAAGTAAATAATTATTTAGCAAAACAATGGATTGAAAATCAATTAAGAATGAAAAAGATGTTATCCCAAAAATAGTCAGCATTGACTTTCAAAAAATACCTGTTATAATATAATAAACAACTAGAGAGGTTATATGGCCAGAAAGAAACTAACTCAAGAACAAAAAGAGGCTAGAGTTAAAATACTTGCGAAGGCGAGAGAAAAGAGATTCAAAGAGAATCCACCACAGTATAAGAACATATGTCCAGATGTTTTATCTTTACCTGATGATGCACCAATGTCATTTGCGAAAGTAAAACAGTGGATTAAAACACAAAAAGATATCGCATCTGAATCTGAAAGAGCATCTAGAAGACATGGTGTAGAAACAAAGATAAAATTTAAAGAAAAGTCTAAAGCTCTTAATGCAAGAGGTTATATTAGATGGTTAAAATATTATCTAGAAACTGGTATTTTTCCAGGTGACTTTGTAGGTGAATATGAAGATAAACCTGTACATAGAAGAATCATAGCAGGACCCAGAGAAGGTTGTAGATTAAAGGGTTCGTTATTGGTTGAGTAGCATTGACTTTACTGAAAAGTATGTTATACTCTAAATAATAATAATATTAAACAATGAGGATATATGCAGAGTACAAAACAAGCATGGGATTGGCGTATCCAAGAAACGCTAGTAAAAGAAGTTCTTCGGTTAGACCCAGAGAATTCTTACATCAAGAAATGGTGTGAGATGCAAAATCATCACGGTGCAAATATTAGAAAAGCCCGAGATTATTATTTAAAACATGGTAAGTCTCCTGAAGAGAACGGTGATTACCCACCAGGGAGTTGTATATGATTGGAGTGAAAGCTGGTGTAGGTCATTTGAATCATAAGGGTGTAATGAAGTGGTTAGAGTCCATACATAAAGATACTTTACAGTATGGTACTGAAGACCAACAGTTTGTCCTTGAACAAATGATTGATTATTTTAAACACGATTACAGAGAAGGTAAACCTCTTGTAAACAAAAACATAATAGGATATTAAAATGGAAATTTTATCAATAGTTAGTATATTTTTTTCAATAGTTTCATCATTATTTGTATATGATGAATCAGAGTTTTTTGCACACAAAAAAAAGATGGAACGAATGTATGGCCCATGTGAATGGGAGTATGTAGGTAAACAAGAAGTAGACCCTACTGCAG